TTGGTTCAGGATTTGATAATAATAATGTAGAACAATATTATCATGGAGATACAAATGGTTTTGTTTATCAACATGATATAGGAAACAGTTTTGATGGTAGTAATATATTAGCTAGATTTGAAACACCTAACTATGATTATGGTGATTTAGGAACATTAAAGACTTTACATTATCTTAGAGTATCAGCAAGTTCCGAAGGTATAACAGAACCAGATGTACAAGTTAGATTTGATTATGGTAATACAGATGTTCCACAACCACCAGACTTATTTGATTTAGGAGTTATTAATCCACCTTCAAAGTTTGGCGATGCATTATTTAATACTAATGTATTCGGTGGTGGAGATAATCCTTTAATAAGAGTTCCATTACAAGGAAGTGGAACAAGTAACAATTTTACAATTATAAGTGATGACACAAAACCACCATATACGATAAATGGTTTTTATGTAGATTACATACCTTCGGGCAGGAGATAAAATATGGCAATAACAAAAATTTCAAGAAGTTTATTAGATACAGGAGTTTCTGATAGTTCTGATGCAACAGCTATAACTATTGATAGTAGTGAAAGGGTTGGAATTGGAACGACCAGTCCGGGTCGTAAGGTAGTAATTGCCCATGATGTAGGAACTAGTTTAAGTCTTGCAAATTCAGGTTCTTCAGTATACTTACAAATAGCAGCAAATGGACATGACAATGATAACTCAAATTATATTGGTGCTGATAGCAGTAAAAATTTTACTTTTTGGGTTAGTAATACAGAGAGAATGCGTATTGATAATTCAGGAAATGTTGGAATTGGAACAACTAGTCCTTCTTCAAAATTTAGTGTAAAAGCTGACCAAGAAAATTTAATTGATTTACAAAGAACAACAACAACAACTGGTGCTGCATATACAAAATTTATAAATGATGGTGGTAATTATTATATAGGTGTTGATTCTTCAGCAGGTAATAGATTATTTGCATCAGGTGGTGCAGCTTACGCTTTGTCTTTAAGTACAGAAAGTGCAAGAGATATATGTTTAGGTACTAACAATACAGAAAGAATGCGTATTGATAATTCAGGTAATGTGTTGGTTGGTACTACTTCTCTAGTTGATTCTAACTGTACTGCATTGCATACAAAAGCAACAGCTTCTACCAAATGGGTACAGGCTATGAGTGGTGTTGATAGAGGTATGGTAGTTTATTCAACATTAACATCAGGAACGACTTTGTTTCATTATTTTATATATAATGGTAGTGTTGTTGGTAGTATAAGTTCAACAGGTTCATCAACAGCTTACAACACAACTTCAGATTACAGACTAAAAGAAAATGTAGACTACACTTGGGATGCAACCACAAGATTAAAACAATTAAAACCTGCTAGATTTAATTTTAAATCTGATGAAACAAATACATTGGTTGATGGATTTTTAGCACACGAAGTTTCAGGTATAGTTCCAGAAGCTATTACGGGTGAAAAGGATGGTGCAGAAATGCAAGGTATAGACCAAAGTAAATTAGTACCATTGTTAGTTAAAACAATACAAGAATTAGAAGCAAGAATAACAACACTAGAAGGATAATAGGAGATATAGATGGCAGGATATACAAGACAAAGTTCTTTTGCAGATGGAGATACAATTACTGCTGCTTTATTCAATAATGAATATAATCAGTTAGTAAATGCATTTAACAACTCAACAGGACACTCACACGATGGCACAGCAGCTTCTGGACCAGTTATAGGATTAATTGGTGATGCTGGTGAAACTTCTCCAAACAACAAAGTCTTAATAGATACTACAAATAATCATATAGAATTTTATGTAGAAGTATCAAGTAGTTCAGTACAACAAGCATATTTAGCTGATGGGGTTTTAGCTCCAGTTACAGATAGTGATGTAGATTTAGGTACTAGTTCATTATACTTTAAGAATGCTTATATAGATGCTATTACAACAACAGGTAATGTTGCAGTAGGTGGTAATCTTACAGTAACAGGTACTACAACATTTAATGGTGGTACTATTACTATGGGTGATGCTGCTACAGATAATGTAGTCTTTGGAGCTGATGTAGATTCTAACATTATTCCAGATGATGATAATACATATGACTTAGGTAGTTCTTCACAAGAATGGAAAGATTTATATATTGATGGGATTGCATATTTAGATGCTATTAACTTTAATGGTACAGCAATTACAGCAACTGCTGCTGAACTAAACATATTAGATGGAGTGACATCCACAGCAGCCGAACTTAACATTCTTGATGGCGTAACAGCTACAACTGCAGAACTAAATATAATGGATGGAGTTACTGCAACTACAGCAGAACTAAACATTATGGATGGAGTTACTTCAACTGCTACAGAACTAAATTTATTAGATGGTGTTACAGCAACTACTGCAGAATTAAATATTTTAGATGGTGTTACTAGTACTACTGCAGAACTAAATATTTTAGATGGTGTAACAAGCACAGCAGCAGAGTTAAATATTTTAGATGGCGTTACAGCTAGTGCAGTTGATATAAATCTTATAGATGGTATAACAAACGGAACAGTAATAGCAAGTAAAGCTATTATAACAGATGCTAACAAAGATATTACTGGTGGTAGAAATATTACTATTAGTGGTGAGTTAGATGCAGCTACATTAGATATAAGTGGCGATGCAGATATAGATGGAACACTAGAAGCCGATGCAATTACTATTGCTGGTGTTACATTAGCAGAAACAATTAGTGATACTGTAGGAGCTATGGTAACTTCTAATACTGAAACAGGAGTTACAGTTACTTATGATGATAGTGACAATACATTAGACTTTGTTATTGGAACACTAAACCAAGATACAACAGGTACAGCAGCTACAGTTACAACAGCAGCCCAGCCAAACATTACAAGTCTTGGAACTCTTACAACCTTGACAGTTGATAATGTAATAGTTAATGGTACAACAATAGGTCATACAGATGATACAGATTTAATGACTGTAGCTGATGGTGTTTTAACAGTAGCAGGTGAAGTTTCTATGACTACACTTGATATAGGTGGTACAAATGTTACAAGTACTGCTGCTGAACTTAATATCCTTGATGGAGTTACAAGTACTGCAGCAGAGTTAAACATTCTTGATGGAGTTACAAGTACTGCAGCCGAATTAAATATTCTTGATGGTGTAACTAGTACAGCAGCCGAACTTAATATTTTAGATGGTGTTACTAGTACAGCAGCAGAACTTAATATTTTAGATGGTGTTACATCTACTGCTGCTGAATTAAATTTATTAGATGGCGTAACAAGTACTACTGCAGAATTAAATATTCTTGATGGTGTTACATCAACAGCAACAGAATTAAATTTATTAGATGGTTCATCAGCTAATACTGTAGTTAATTCTAAAGCAGTAATTTATGGTTCTAGTGGAGAATTAGCAGGTACATTATCTACTGCAGCACAAACAAACATTACAAGTCTTGGAACACTAACAGCTTTAACAGGTGGAACAGGAGACTTTAACTGGGATTCAAATACTTTAGTAGTTGATTCATCTGCAAATAGAGTAGGTATAGGTAATGCTTCGCCAGATGTATCTCTTGATATAGGTAGCTTTACAGATGCTATACATGTACCAGTAGGTACAACAGCTCAAAGACCGGGAAGTCCAGCAGCAGGTTATTTTAGATATAATAGTACAACTGGTGGTTTTGAAGGTTATACAGATGAGTGGGGAGCTATTGCAGGTAGTGGTGGTTCAGGAGGAGTTGCTCCTAGTATCAATACTATGACAGGTGATGGCTCTGATACAACATTAGCTTTAAGTACAACTCCAACTAACGAAAACGCAACTATTGTAACTTTAGATGGTGTAGTACAACATAAAGATACATATTCTGTTTCAGGTTCAACTTTAACATTTTCTACAGCACCTGCAAGTGGAGTAGCTGTAGAATGTATTGTTATTAATACAAACACAATTAGTACAGCTAGTATTGTACAAGATGCTGATACTGATACAAAAATTCAAGTAGAAGAAAGTTCTGATGAAGATAAAATCAGATTTGATACTGCTGGTACTGAAAGAGCAGTTATAGATTCTTCAGGATTAACAGTAGGAGATATGACAATTAACTCTACTATATTAGCTTCAGGCGACACAAATGCAGAGGTATCACATAGATTACAAAATGTAAACGCAGGAAATGCTACAGAATCAAGTTTATACATTACAAATGCAGCAGCCAACGCATCAGGATTGGGATTAGGAGCTACAGGCACAGGCTTTACAACAGCAGGTGGATATGTTCAAGATGGTACTCATATAGTAGCAGGAACAGGTGCAAGTGGTGGATTGTCAATAATGACAAGAGCTGCTGCAGATATGAGATTTTATACAAATGGGCATACTAATGAAAGAATGCGTATTGGTAGTGATGGAAATGTTACTTTTACTCCATCATCAGGAGAAACTGTTGTAATTGCAAGAGATGGTTCTGGACCTTATATAGGAAATACTTCAAACCATGATTTAAGAATTATTACAAATGATGCAGAAAGAATGCGTATTCTTGCAGGTGGTGGCTTAACTTTTAATGGAGATTCAGCAGCAGCCAACGCACTTGATGATTATGAAGAAGGTACTTGGACTCCTGCAGCAGGTCCGGGTTCAAGTATAACTTATAGTTATAATTCAGGAAACTATACTAAAGTTGGTAGAATGGTTACTGCTTATTTTGGGTTTCTTTTAAGTGCAGGTACATTTACAAGTTCAGAAGCAACAATAAGTGGATTACCCTTTGCTGTACAAACTACAGGTTCTTATCAAGAACCACAATTTGTAATATATACATATGGAGCTGGTCCTACAGGAATAACAGGTGCTGTAGGTGCTAGTAATTCTCTTATTCCGGGTCAAGTAAGTTTTTATTTAAATGGTGGTGAATCAAAAGGAAGAGGAAGAAAGTTTACTACTAATGCAGATGCAGTTTTACCGGGTAACGAAGCATTTGATAGTAATACATTTGTAAAAGGTGTAGTAATTTATTATACATCATAACAATTAAAAATGTTACATACATAGTTTAATAACTCAATATACCTAGTGGATTCTAGGTACAGACCATAAGGAGGAAAATATGGCAATAACTAAAGAAATAGTCGAAGACAAAATAGAAATTGTTGGAAACT